AACTACGTCAGCGGCAACCCAGGTGCTAGCGCATTGGTCGGTTGTTGGCGGGTGGATTAAGTCCGCAGCAACGGCGGTTGTGAGCGCCGCAACTGTGGTCGCCGGCTGGGTGGCTATGGGCGCTCAGGCGATGCTTCAGGCGGCACGTATGGCGGCAGCGTGGCTCATCGCCATGGGTCCCATTGCGCTGATCGTTGCGGCAGTGGTGGGGCTTGTCGCGATCATTGTTCTGAACTGGGACACGATCAAGGAATACACACTGAAGGCGTTCCAATGGATTTGGGATTGGGTCAAGAAAATCTTCGGGTGGCTGAAGGATCTCTTCCTGAACTTCACCGGTCCGGGGCTCATCATCAAGCATTGGGACAAGATCGTTTCCGCGACGAAGACCGCTTTCAACTGGGTCAAGAATCTCGCAAAGGACGCGATCAACGCCGTAATCGGATTCTTCACCGGTCTACCCGGACGGATCATGAGCACTGGGGCAAAGCTTCTCAGCGCCGCAAAAGGCATCGGAAAGTTCATCGTGGACGGCTTGAAGAACGGCCTGAGCAAGCTGGGCGGCTTCGCTTCCTCGCTCGCTGGGACCGTGACGAAGGCCGTGAAGGGCGCGATCAACGGCGTGGTTGATCTTCTCAACTGGGCTATCCCGAACAAGCTGGGCATGGGTCCGCTGTCCATCGACATTCCCGACAACCCGATTCCCCGCGTGCGCGCCATGGGTGGACCGGCCGGCGGACGGGTGCGCGTCGGTGAGCGTGGCCCGGAAGAAGTCATGTTGCCGAACGGCTCCACGGTCATCCCGAACCATCGGCTTGGCTCCGGCGGTGGCGTCACGGTCAACGTCCAGACAAACGCTGACCCTTGGCAGATTGGGCGCGAAGTGGCCTGGGCGCTCCGCACCGGTCCCGCGTAACCCAATCACGGTGATTAGGTTCAGCCCCTCAGCCTCAGCGCTGGGGGGCTTCGCCATGAAGGAAGGTGGCCCCAGTGGCGCAACTGAGCGACTGGACTTGTGAGTTCAACGGGGTTGTCATGGGTGAACCTGACTCCCCCATATCGATCGTGGCGGTTGACGGCTTGCTGTCCGCTCCGGAGATTCGATCGTCAGACCTAGTCCTTGTTCAGCGGGATGGTCTATGGCCTGGGAAGGACTACCTAAACGGGCGCACGACGACGCTGACGCTTGAGGTGTACGCGGAGACGCGGGAAGAGTTCACGGAAGCCCTCAACGCGCTTCAGGCGGCTTTTCAGCCGTGCCTAGACGAACTCCCCTACCGCTTCCGCTTTCCGGGCGTAGCGGGTGACCAGACGGCTTACAGCATGGCTCGTGTGCGTCGGCGTAGCGCACCGCTGGACCTGAACTTTGCGTACCGCACTTGCATGATGGTCGTGGAGCTGTACGCCACTTCTCCGTTCATCATTGGCGATGAGCCCCGCGCTATCCCCGTGCGAAGCATGGTGCGCGACCCCGAAGCCCCGGACGGGCCGGCTTACTCCCCCGTGTCCCGGTTCACTCAGTACGGCTCGTTCAACGCGCGTCCAGCCGTGGAGATTCACGGCGCCGTGTCCCCGACGCTGATTGATGACGTCACGGGTGAGTTCTTCGGCGTGAACTACACGGGCACGGTCCTTGTGGACAGCGCCGCTCAGACAGTTACGGATGGGTCGGGCGCGTCGATTACTGGTCTGATCAAGGTTGGGTCCACGTGGCCGGAGCTCGCTCCGGGTGAGCATCGCTTGAGGCTGCTGAGTACGGACGAGTTCACTCAGGCAACCGCTGCCGTCTCGTGGGTTGATCGATGGGTGTAACCGACTCCCTTTGTATAGGTAGGAGGTATGCGAACCATGCCGAAGTTTGAAGTTCTACAGGTAGCCGCGAAGACCGGTGACGTTGTCGCAGCGTTGCCGGTCACGGGCATTGGCTACACGGAGACGCTGAACGACGCGGGGACTTGCACGGTCGGTATGCCGCTGGACGCTGCCGACCCGGAGACCCTTCAGCCTGGGCTATCGGCGCTCGTGGTTATACGCGACGACGAACCGGTTTGGGGCGGACCCGTGTGGACGGCTTCGGCTGACCTTGCCGCCGGAACGCTCACGCTGAACGCTGCTGGGTGGCACAGCTACTACGCCGCGCGGTACCTGAACATGGGCGCCGGATACAAGGGCACGAAGGATCAAGCTCAGCTTCTTCGCGATTGGTACGCCTACGCGAATGACAACGGCGGTATCGGAACGGACACGTCGGGGCTCGTGAACACTGGGCGGTCAAGGTCTCGTACCTGGGCGTTCAGTGAGGCGAAGAACATTGGCGAAGCGATCAATGAGCTTGCCGACGAAGACGGCGGGTTTGACTTCCGGTACGAGTGCTTTTGGCACAGCGCCGCTCATACCCGCGTGCGTCACCGCGTCGTGAAGTCCACGCGTTTGACTGGCACCTTCCCGACGCTGACTCACCGCGTGGACGCGGACGTTGCTTCCGTGGCGTACGACGGTAGCCGGCTAGCCACTCGCGCTTACGCGTTCGGCGCTGACATGGGAACGGGGATCAAGCCTTACGCGTCGGTCCTCAACGCCATGCCCGCCGGAATGCCCGTCATGCATCAAGTCGTGACGTACTCAGACCTTCGCTCAACGGCGGAGATGATCCCGAAGGCCGCTGCCCTTGCGTCTGTCGGTCGTCAGGTAATCGCAATTCCGACGCTGAACTTGTACCCGGGTGTCTATTCCCCAGCGGCGTACAAGGTGGGCGCGGCCGGAACCGTGAACGTGGACAGCGGCTATGTCCAGTTGCTTGAAGAGTTCGTCATTAGTGAGCGCAAGGTTGATGTGGACGTGAACGGCACGGAGACAGTGACGCTGTCCCTTGCCAGTAAGGAAGTGTTCGTAAGTGGCGATTCAAACTAACGCGCTGCCACCTTCGCTCGTGTCTGAGATTAACGAGATGAAGCGCCGGCTGAGCGCACTCGAACGGAAGCCGAAGTTGGGCAGCGTGAACGAGCGCATCCCGTACGGCTCGTTTCAGTCGCCTTCGGTTGAGGGAACTGAGGGGGCGCAGTACACGCATACGCTGGGAGTCATCAACTCCACGGGGCTCAATCAGCCTGTTCTTCTGTGCCTTATCCCGTTCCATGTGCCTGTTGTGAATGGCACCGTTCAGGACGTGTCAGTAACCGTGTGGCTTCGGGACATGGTGACTCAGGGCAAGACTGCGGAAATCACGCTGACGAAGGCGCTCTATAACACAGGTACGCGGACCGTTACTTTCTCGTGGCTGCACCCCCAGCCGATCGGCTTTGACGACGAAAACCAGTGGAAGGGCTTTGCCGTTGACTACCGCGTGAACAAGCGTGTGAACATCGACGGCACTTCGTGGACGATCGGCATGGGTAACCCGATGCTCATCACGGGTGTGCCGGCCGGTACCTACGTTGAAGAGTCCACTACTGGCAACCCGCGTGTTGATGGGTCGCTGACTCCCACGGACGGGGGACCCCCGACATGGGTGAGCTAATGGGCCACGCTGAGCTTCTGGGCGGTGGCGTCGCCTTCCTGTTCGTCCTGTACCGCTCCGTGAAGACGGGCACGCGTGACGGGTGGCGCGACGCGGCGGAGTCTCAGACGGCACGAGCGGACGCGCTTGAGCTTCAGATGAAGAAGCTTGTTGAAGAAGTGCGCGCATTGCGCGTGGAAAACGAAGCGTTGCGCGTGGAAGTCGCCGAACTCCGGATTGAAAACCGCGACCTTCGCACGCACATTGACCAACTGATTGGCGGGGGCGAATGAGCATTCCCAGCGCGATTCCCACGGTTCGCGTCACAGCGGAGTACAACGGGCCGGACGGACGCGCCCTGAAGGGCACGGTTACGTTTTCGGGTCCGCCCCTTCTCACGTTCCCTGAGTCCAACCTTTTCATTGCCGGTCCGGTCGTCGCCACGCTGAACGAGCTGGGGCAGATCGTTGACGCGGACGGCAATATTGGCGTTCGTCTTCCGGCCACGGATTCGCCGGACATGAATCCGTCCGGCTGGACGTACACGGTTAAGGAAACCCTTACCGGGGTTACCGGGTCGCGCACATATTCCATGGTGCTGCCGAAGGACACGCTAGACAACGTGGTGGACCTTGCCGACGTTGCGCCGGCTGACCCGACCACGCCAAACTATGTTGCTGTTCCGGGTCCCAGCGCGTACGAAGTTGCCCTTGCGGAAGGCTTCGTTGGCACTGAGGACGAGTGGCTTGCCTCGCTGGAAGGCCCCCAGGGCGCTCAGGGACCGAAGGGTGACACCGGACCTCAGGGTATACAGGGTGCCACGGGTCCGAAGGGTGACGTTGGGGCAACCGGAACTCAGGGCGCTACGGGTCCGAAGGGTGACACGGGGCCTCAGGGGCCGAAGGGTGATACCGGCGCCATGGGTCCGGCTGGGGCTGACGGAACGGGAGCCGGCACAGTCACGGCGGTCAACACGGTTGCGCCGGATGCGAACGGCAACGTAACGCTTGCTGCGACCGACCTGAGCGCGCTTCCCGCTGCCGACAAGGGGGTTGCCAACGGTGTTGCCTCGCTGGGTTCCGATGGCAAGGTTCCGACTGATCAGCTTCCGACCCTGGGCGCTGTCACGAGCGTCAATACGAAGACCGGTGACGTAGTCCTTACCGCTGCCGACGTCAGCGCGCTTGCCGCGTCAACCAAGGGTGCCGCTAACGGAGTTGCCCCGCTAGACGCGTCGCTTGATGTCCCCGTGGCCAACATGCAGCCGTACCTAGCTTCAAGCGGATGGCTTCCCCAGGACTATGGGCTTAGCGGCTGGGCGTACGACTTGCACGCCGAATCGCGCACACCTGGGGACATGCCGGGTCAGGCTCAGCGGCTGTACCTGATCGGCGTTCCGCTGAGGCAGGCGAAGACCGTTACTCAGATCGCAATTCACGTGATGGGTTACGACAAGCCGAACACCACGACGACGAACGCGTATTTCGGAATCTATGACAAGACGTTCACGCGTATGTCTGCGACGACGAACCAGCTTGCCCAGCTTCCCGAAGTGCATAACGTCGGGGGTGTGATTGCGAAGATCACGATTCCGTCTGTTGCCCTTGCGGCCGGCACTTACTACGTGGCAATCCTGATCAAGGCTTCGGCCACTACCGCGACGCCGTATCTTGCGGCAACCAACTGGAGTGGCGCATCGACCATTTCGGGCGCCGTTGGCCCGGACACGAACGGCGTGCATCGTTGGCTTCAGTCGTCGTCCACGGCGTACACGAGCTTGCCGACTACGGGCACCCTCACGGCAGCAAGCTTCCAGGAAGCCCAGACGTGCTATTGGGCGGCAATCGTCTAACCCAATCACGGTGATTACGTCCGCCCCTCAGTAATCCGACTGAGGGGCTTTGTGTTGCACAGATTTGGAGCACACGTGAGCATAGAAAAGGTTCTCTCCGTCGCTGCGGCGGAAGTGGGAGAGCATGAGAAGTATTCCGCCGGCCACTGGGTCAATGACAGCAAGTACACGCGTTGGTACGGCACGATCCCGGGATACGGGCAGGGGGGTTACGGCTACCCTTGGTGCGCTGTCTTCGTGACGTGGTGCGCGCACAAGGCCGGTTTTGCGTCGCTGTATCCGAAGACCGCTGGGTGTGCTTCCGCCGTGAATTGGTTCAAGAATAAGGGAAGCTTCAGCGAGTATCCGGCCGTTGGCGCTCAGGTGTTTTTCGGCAACGGTGGCGGCACTCACACGGGCATCGTGTACGCGTACGACGCTGATTACGTCTACACGTACGAAGGCAACACGAACACGAGCAGCAGCGCCGAAGGTGACGGGGTTTACGCGAAGAAGCGTGCGCGCCGTGACTTGTACCTTTACGGCTACGGCTACCCGGACGTTTCCGGCTCCCTGAGCGCTGACCCGAACGCCGCGAAGTTCGGTTACACGGTTGCG